ACGAGATAGGAGTCCGTCTCGTGGGCTCGGAGATGTGTATAAGAGACAGTCTCAAGACTGAACGGGCTGACTACTCAGCCTGCACAACGTGGGGCGTATTCTACGCACCTGACGACGAAGGACGCACCCGACCTAATATAATTCTGCTTGATGCCTACAAAGAGCGACTAGAGTTCCCCGAACTGAAAAAAGTTGCCTATGAGATGTACATGCAGATGAAACCCGATGCTTTTGTGGTAGAAGCCAAGGCTGCTGGCACACCGCTCATCTTTGAGCTAAGAGCAATGGGAATCCCCGTTTCGGAATACACCCCAACCAGAGGTAACGACAAGATAGCAAGAGTTAACGCTGTTGCTGACTTGTTCGCATCAGGCGTTGTCTGGTGTCCAGAAACCCGGTTTGCCGAGGAAGTGGTTGCTGAATTCGCAGCCTTCCCAGCAGGAGAACATGATGACTTGGTGGATTCATCCACTCAGGCACTGCTCAGGTTCAGACAAGGCGGCTTTTTAAGCCTGTCTTCAGACGAACAAGAAGAAGTTCATATGCCCAGAACAGCAGATTATTATTAACGGGGAAACTAGCTATGCATGAAGCACCGGAAACCTACAAGCATGACGACTTGCTAGACGTTAGTAAGATACCCACTCAGTATTATAATTTAAAAGGCGATCTCACCGACTCTGATAAAAGCAGGTTGCGGATGCGCCATATACTGCCCTATGGGGTAGAAGTCCATGATGGCAAAGAATATTTAAAGAACCGCAATCATGAAATCATGGCATCAAGAAAAGCTGTCTCTAAAAACTCAGGTTGTTTTTTCGATGATGGCTGTTCTCCGTGGCGACATTTAAATGCAAATTCTGACTCACGCCTGCGTTGCGAAGCTGTATTGGCGGCTTGGATATTAGATAAACCCCTAGACCCTTATTTAAACCCGAACTCATTGAGGTGAACTATGCCCAGTAAATTTAACAGCACTGCCAAGAAACCCGGTAAGGCAGTCAAGAAACCTTATAATCGTGGCGGCAGAGCCAATCTTCGTGATGAAGAAGCCAGAGTTATTGGCGTACAGGATAATGCAGCCGATGAGATGCGTAGAGTTAAGGCTCGCCGTCCCAAGGACGCTGCTGAGCGCAGAGACAAGAAAGATCAGCTTGCTCGCGTAGGTTCCCGTGAGCGTAATGCCCGTGACGAGATGGATCGTCTTAGAGATGAAGCTGGCAACATGGGCATGAAAAGAGGCGGGAGAAGCAAGGCTGACAATAGTCGAACAAAAATGTCTCACGTTGCCAAAAAGAGAGATAAAAATATTGGTAGGACTGAAGCTGAAATAGCCTTACCACGCGCAAAGAATAGGGTTGACGAACCTCCTCGGAAACTGGATATGAAAGGAGTAGCAGAAGGTGATGCGAGCACTGCACTGAAACGAGGCGGCAGAAGCAAGAAGGACGCTGATAAAGCTCAAAGTAAAGGTACAGGAAACTTCGACAAATACGTGCGAAGCCGAGGCTGGATGCGCGAAGGCAATCGTCCGGGTTCCACTTCTTCTGGTTTAAAGACTGGCGGCAAAGCAGTTAAGAAAATGGCTACAGGAAGACAGACTACAGCAGACAAGCTTGATGAGCGTCTGGGCAATATAGATGGTCGAGAAAGCACGAAGTCTCAGTCTTACGGTTCTCGCAGAAATGAAAGCAATGCCATGACCCGTGGAGCTGTTCCTCGCTCAAGAGCTACCAGCCCAAGCACACAGCGACAAGGCAATATGTTGATTAATCAGCACAAGCGCATGGCTATGGGCCAAGATGTATTGTTGGCTAAAGGCGGAAAAACGCCTTCTACCACGGCTGTTAACCTTGATATGGGCGCACCTAAAACTAAAACTATTAAGGCTCGCGGAATGGGAGCTGCAATTAAAGGTGGTCAGTTTAGGGAAAACACTTAGTGGCTATAGAGAAAGCTTTATATACAAACGGAGCTGACACTCCCACTGCTGAAGAAATCGAGATAGAAATAGTTAATCCTGAAGAGGTGACTATTTCTACTGATGACATGGAACTCAGCATGGGCTTTGATGAAGAGCCAATGGTCGAGCATGACTCCAATCTGGTTGATTTTATGGAGCAATCAGAACTGGACAGGCTTGGAAGTGAGCTGGTGGGTCTTTATAACGCCGACAAAACTAGCAGACACGACTGGGAAGAGTCCTATATTAAAGGGCTTGATCTGCTTGGCATGAAGTTTGAAGACAGAACTACGCCTTGGGATGGAGCCTGTGGCGTGTTTCACCCTATGTTGAGTGAAGCAGTGGTTAGGTTTCAGTCTCAAACTATTATGGAAATCTTTCCTGCAAGTGGCCCTGCCAAGACCACCATTATAGGAGAGCTTACTGACGAAAAGGTTAAGCAGGCTCAGCGGGTGCAGGAATATCTTAACTACATGATGACCGTTAAGATGCCCGAATACAGAACTGAAACAGAAAAACTTCTCTTTTCCCTACCCATTGCAGGATCAGCGTTTAGAAAAGTTTACTATGACCCAAATTTAGGTAGAGCTTGCAGCATGTTTGTGCCAGCGGAAGACTTTGTAGTTAGCTACGGAGCGGCTGATCTGGAAACAGCAGAGCGAGCTACCCATGTAATGAAGATGGAAGCTAACGATGTGCTGAAATTACAGCAAAGTGGCTTCTACGCAGACGTTGAACTGCCTGCTCCTGCTCCTGACACGACAGAGATAAGCGCTAAATACAACAAGTTAACAGGAGACCACCCCAGTTATGAGGTAGACCAAAGGCATACCTTGCTGGAAATGATGGTCAACGTAGACCTTCCGGGTTTTGAAGACCTAGACAACAGCGAGCCAACCAATATTGGCCTGCCTTACATCATTACCGTTGATAAATCGTCCAATATCATTCTTTCCATTCGCAGAAACTGGAGAGAAGAGGACGCACTAAAGCTTAAACGTCAACATTTTGTTCATTATCAATATTTGCCGGGGCTTGGCTTCTACGGATTTGGCTTAGTCCACATGATTGGGGGCTTAACCAAGTCTGCCACCTCATTATTACGCCAATTAGTTGACGCAGGCACACTAGCTAACCTTCCGGGCGGCTTAAAAGCGCGTGGATTGCGAATTAAAGGCGATGATTCGCCAATTATGCCGGGAGAGTTCCGTGATGTGGACGTTCCGGGCGGTGTTATCAGGGATAACATCACCTTTTTGCCGTACAAAGAGCCATCTGGCGTTCTCCATACAATGTTGCAGGAAATTGTAGAAGACGGAAGAAGGTTTGCCTCTGCTGGTGACGTAAAAGCCGCTGATATTAATGGCGAAGCTCCAGTTGGCACAACTCTTGCGCTCCTAGAGCGCGAAATGAAGGTAATTAGCGCAGTTCAGGCTCGTATTCATGCATCAATGAAACAAGAACTGAAAATCCTGTGCGATATTGTGGTAGATCATGGGCCAACGGAGTATCCCTATGAAAGTACAGCTAATGCTCTTACCGCCGAGGACTTTGATGATCGTGTAGACATTATTCCGGTTAGTGATCCAAACGCAGGAACTATGGCGCAAAGGATTATGCAGTATCAGGCAGCACTCCAGTTGGCGCAGCAAGCGCCACAGATGTACAACCTGCCTTTGTTGCACCGTCAGATGCTTGAAGTTCTAGGCATCCGAGACGCAGACAAGATTATTCCTACAGATGACGACATGAAGCCAACTGATCCGATTTCTGAAAACATGAACCTAATGATTGGTGAGCCTGTAAGGGCTTTTATGTATCAAGACCATACCGCTCATATAGAGGTTCATATCGCTGCAATGAATGATCCCAAGATAGCCGAGATGTTAAATCTAGCGCCGGACGCGCAAATGAAACAGGCTGCTCTTGCCGCTCACATTGCTGAACACGTTGCCTTCCAATACAGACGCGACATAGAAAAAGAATTAGGTGTTCCGTTACCACCAGTTGACTCTACGCTTCCAGAAGATATTGAGTTCAGGCTTTCCCAGCTTGTCGCTCCTGCGGCAGAACAATTAACTGGTAAGGCGCAACAAATGGTTCAGGCTGAACAAATGGCAGCGCAGGCAGAAGACCCAGTATTGCAGCTACAAAAAGCTGAACTGGATATTGAGGCTGCTAAAGTTCAGTCCAAGACTCAGACTGACATGGCACGTATCGAAGCCGATCTTATGAAGGCGGCTGCTAAAGACGATCTTGAAAGAGACAAACTTGCCACTGATGAAAAGATTGAAGGGGCTAAGCTTGGCGTTAAGATTGCCGAAACCAATACACAAGATGAACTAGAGTCGCGAAAGATCGCCTCTAAAGACAAGATTGAAGGCGCTAAGTTGGGAGTTGAGATAGCGAAAGAAATGATGATCGACAAAAGAGATAGGGATATTGAAGAAATGATCGATAAGAGAGATACTAAGCGCGAAGACATGATTGACAACAGAGAGCGCGATGAGTGAAGTATTTAGCAGCAACGCATTAGAGATACTGAATAAAAAAATACGAATCATAATGAACGAAACAGCCGACCATGTAAGCGCAGGTGGTTGTCGAAACATGGAAGAATACTCAAAAGCTTGCGGAGTCATTGAAGGACTCGCTCTTGCTGAAAGAGAATTGCTCGATCTGAACAAACAGATCGAACGAAACTAATCTCCGCCTATTGCGGTGCAGTGACGCTGGACACTCTTCCGGTGCTGGGAAAACTAATGGCAGAAGCATTAGCAGAAGTAGGATCGGTGGGAATAGAAACCACCGCAGATACTCGCGCAGCTCATCAACTTCCTGAGCCTAAAGGCTACAAGATTTTGATTGGTTTGCCTGAACCAGACAAACAAAGCGAAGGTGGCATTCTCAAAGCTCACGAAACTGTGCAGGCTGAGGAAGTCGGTTCTATCGTAGGTTTTGTTCTTAAATTAGGACCGGATGCTTACGCTGATAAAAAGCGTTTTCCGAATGGCCCGTATTGTGATGAAGGTGATTTTATTATTATGAGATCGTATTCAGGCACTCGATTTAAGGTTCATGGCAAAGAGTTTCGACTCATCAACGATGACAGCGTAGAAGCTGTTGTTGAAGACCCAAGAGGAGTGATGAAGATATGAGCGAAGGCGAGCTAGTAGAAGAGCAAGAAGAAACAACGTCTATCGAAGACAAGTTCTTTGGTGTCAAGACGCGACACGGCGTTAAAAGCGCTGAACCCTCTTCTGAAGAAGAAGATGGCCTACAGGTGGAGATCGTTGACGATACCCCTCCTGAAGAAGTTAAGCCCCGCAAAAGAACAAAGGAACTTGCTGAGCCGGATGTTAAGTATGATGACGGCTTCACGGATGATGAGTTAAAGACTTACAGCAAGGGTGTTCAAAAGCGAATAAATCAGCTTAGGGCAATCAATCATGCAGACAAGCGAAAAACTGGTGAAGCACACCGGATGCGTGATGAAGCTGTAAGA